ATACATATCTAATCCCATATATTCTCCTTTAAGTTTATAATTATTCTAATGTAGAAGCCCCACATTAGGCAGGGCTTCGTACATATCTGTTGTTATCTATCCATATTATTAAGTAATTTCATGACAATCGCCTTTAAATCAGCTATTTCAGTCATTACTTCTTTATGGTTATCTAGTGCTTTCTTAGGTAGAAATACACCAGATCTCACATTTTCTTCGTAAGTCTTACCATTTCTATAGATCTTTATTTCTTGCTTTGTTTCCATATATCCTCCTTTTGGTTATGAAACTCTATTATTTCATCTGTTGCTTTGATGCCTAAAAAGGCAAACATCAACACAATGATATTTAACAATATAAAAAATGTTATCATATTATCCTCATATTAAGATTATAATTGACATAATTATACAGAATATAACATATGCAACCATTAATCGTCTTTAGTTTTAAAGATACTTTTAATACCTTTATAAGCAACAAATATACTGCCAAGCTCAATAATTAATTTCGTGGCTAACAGCACTAAAACAATACCTATTAAGATGTCCATTATTTAACTCCTTTCTGTTTATTGAAATAACTCTTATTGATAGTCTTCCACTTAAGATAGTTCTGATACTTGTACCAACCTAACTGTCTTCTAATATATTTCCTATATATTTCATCTTGGTTTAACTCTCTCATAGTAGGTGTAATACCTATGTCGCTATACTTGTAGTCAAATACTAGCTGATTAGGCTTCTTTTCATGTATCTTATTCATTTGTAATTTCTCCTTTCTTGAATAAAAACAACAGTTTAATTCATATCCCATATTCAAATAATCAATGGATTTAGCCCAATGTTACTTGAACATAGGATACAAGGTGAGGTAATCCCCTCACAAGTGAGGGCGATTAGCGAACAAACCACATAAAACATTTACTTATTGATAGACAAAGGTAAATATATATGCATTTTGCGTAGCTCATAAGAGCTACAGCTGTGCAAAATGTGAGAAAGTTGTAAGAGCCAAAGCGACAGCTTTGACAACAGCAAAACAAGGGGTTTTAAATCAACCCCAAGCGAAATGTAGCAAAGTGAATAAAATAATAAAAGGGAGGTAGCTACAGCTCCCATACAAACAGGGGGGGTTTTCCCCTATAACAAGGAGATAATATGTACGCAGCACTAGCAAGATTTGGATATGGAATAGCAAAAAGCATAAGACCATCCAAAATTAAGAAAATATTAACAGGTTCTAAAAAAGTTGTCGAAAAAGGAGATGGTTTTGACAAATATAGAAAAATGGATAAGCTTAGAACTAAGTCTGAGCAGCTTCTAGGAGTGCCTAGAACGCAAAAAATTGCTCAAGGGGTAGAAGGACTAGGACAAAAGGCTTACAAGGGCTACAGAAAGGCCTATGGAGCTACATTGGGTACTTCTACAAGAAGAAAGGTTACTTCAGCAGCTTTAGGTGGATACACTATAGGACAGATGTTTGACGACCTATAATGGCTAAGCAGAAGTTTATCCATTATGTACCAAGACCTAAGCCTCCAAAACGAAAAGGTGTTCATAAAAAATCAAAAAATAAACACGAAAAACGTCAAATGAAATTGACAAGATACAAAGGACAAGGTAGATAATGAAAAATCCAATAAATATGTGGAAGTTTCCAATTAAAAAGCAATTAGAGCTTAGAAGGGAAATGAAAAAAAACTTCAAATCTAAAAAATTTAAAAGAGATACCAAAATCTTAGAATACGCAAAGAAGTTTATATAATATTATGTTACCATTATATGGAAAATTAGGACTTAAATTTGCTAAACGTAGAAAACTACTAAAGCAAGGACAAGATCCTATGGTACAACTTGGAAGAAAATGGAAAAAATCTTCTAAAATGCAAAAAGCAGGAATTGTTGCTACAGTAGCTGCACCAAAAGCTATATTCTTAGGTGCTGGTTATTTAGCAGGAAAAGACAAAGATAAGGATAAATAATATGTGGGCAAAGTTTGGACAAAAAGTTGGTAGTATGTTTATGGGAAAAACACCTAAAAACAAAATGACCATAGCTAAATTCAAAGCTAAAAAAAATTTAAATAAAATTAAAAGTGGTTTTAAAAAAGCTAGTAAAAAAGCTATAAGTTTAACAGATAAATATCCAAAAACTACATTTGCAACAGGATTAGTTGGAGCTGGAGCATTATATGGAAATACTGAAGGTGCTAGAGTACATCAAAATCAAATTATTGAAATGCAAAAAATTTCAAAAGAAAGAAAAACTAGAAAAATTTCTAAACAAGAAATAAATCAAAGATTAGCTAAAGCAAAACAAAGCAAAAGAGAATTTAGTTGGATATAATATGGAAAAAAAACTAGAACAATTAGCCAATGATCTTATGAGCCTATCTAAAGAAGATGCTCAAAGACTTCAAATAATTATTAAAGCTAAACTAATGCCTGAAGTTGAAAAACAAAGGGGTTTATTACAACAACAACAAAATCCTGCTATGGCTCAAATGGGAAGACCTCAGCAAATGCCACAAGTTGCTTCTCAAAGAGATATTAGAATGCAGGGTTTATTAAATAGATAGGATAAACTATGCCAATGGTAGGAAAGAAAAAATATCCATACACTAAAAAAGGTATGGCACAAGCTAAGAAAGCTGCAAAAAAACAAAAAATGAAAGTTAAGAAAAAATACTAATGAAAAAAAAACCAAAACTAGGATCTGGACAAAGATTTAAGCAACTTACTGCTAAACTAAAAAAACAAGGTGTCAAAGATCCTAAGGGTTTAGCTGCTGCTATTGGTAGAAAAAAATATGGCAAAGCTAAATTTCAAAAAATGGCTGCCAAAGGAAGGAAGAAATAATGGCTAAAGATATTGTACCATATAAATTTAATGCCCCTGCTAAACAATATAAGTTTAAACCTAAAAAAGTAGGCTTTATGGAACAAGCTGGAAAAACTTTTAAAAGAGTTGGAAAAACTGTAGGTGGTGTAATTAAAAAAGGAATTAGATTATCAGGTGCTGGGTTAGCACTTACTGGTGCTGCATATGTTGCAGGTGCACCAACTAGAAGATATAGAAAAGCTCCTAAACCAGGAGAAGGTAGAGATCTAAGAGATATGATTTTAGATCAACCAAGCAAAAGGACTTATTACTTATAATGGCTGGACTAGGTGGAAAAAGAGAAGGAGCAGGTAGACCAAAAGGATCTACTAAAAGAAAGAAGTGGAAGATGCTAGATGATCTAGCTCAAAAATATAATCATTCTCCACTTGACTATTTGCTTTCAATCCTTAATAATCCCATGTCATCACCAGAAAGAAAAATGATGGCAGCAGAAAAAGCTGCACCTTACGTTCATGCTAAACTTGCGACTACGACTACAAAATTAGGATCTGATGGCCCAATCAAAATCAACATCAAGTGGGGAGACGAAGACTAAGACTATTGCAATACCTTATAGTCCTAGACCATTACAACGAGAAGTACATAATAGTTTAAAAAGATTTAATGTACTTGTTTGTCATAGACGATTTGGAAAATCGGTATTAGCTATTAATCAACTGATTAAAACAGCTGTATCAAAACCAATGTCTAAATGTGCATTCGTAGCTCCGACATATAGGCAAGGTAAATCTATTGCTTGGGAATATTTAAAACAATATACCAAACCATTGATGTATCTTGGTGGAAGTAAGAACGAAACAGAATTAAAAATAGAATTGTTTAATGGATCAGCAATACAAATATTTGGAGCTGATCATCCAGACAGTTTGAGGGGTATGGGGTTTCATGGAGTTGTCCTGGACGAATATGCCATAATGGCTCCTCGAGTTTGGACAGAAATTATAAGACCTGCTATATCTGATCATCTTGGTTGGGTTATGTTCATTGGAACACCAATGGGCCACAATCAATTTTGGGAAGTATATGATTTTGCTTTAAGAGGTCATAAAGATTGGTTTGGTCAATTATATAGAGCTAGTGAAACTAAAGTTATTCCTGACGAAGAATTAAAACAAGCTCGGGATATAATGACAGAAGAACAGTTCCAACAGGAATTTGAATGTTCTTTTACAGCAGCAGTTTCAGGAGCTTATTTTGGTAAGCTAATTAGTAAAGCAGAAAAAGAAAAACGAATTGGTGAAGTTCCTGTTGATGAACATGTTGGAGTTGAAACATGGTGGGATTTAGGAATTGGAGACTCAACTGCAATTTGGTTTGCACAAAGAGTTAATGAAGAAATACATTTGATTGACTATTATGAAAACTCTGGAGAGAGTTTAGCACATTATGCAGATGTTCTTGATGAAAAGAA